TAGTTATTCTTTGCCCAGGATAAAGCAGAAAAGTCGATACCCTTACGGCTGTCGAAGGTATCGCCCATATCAACAATGGTTGTAATACCTTCCTTCTCAAGAGTTGGAAAAAATACATCATCATAAAACTTCAGAAAATAATCATGAAAGAGCTTAGAATTCTTTCGAGCACCAAAATGCTGATCGCTTATGATTGCTATTCTCATCGTCTACTGGCCTTTAAGTATAACACCGCTTCTTCCAATCTATCAATACTATCACCAAAATAACCCAAACCAGAGTTACAACCGTTACACAGCAGTCCTCTTATCTCTCCAGTTTCGTGGTCGTGGTCAACAAATAAATGTGGACTTCTCCTTGAATCCTGGGGACAACCGCAGATTTTACAGACACCATTCTGCTCTACAAGTATAGCATCAAAAGTCTCTAAAGTCAATCCATATGTTGCTAACCATTGCCGCCTCAATCGTGCCTCTTTAACCTCTGGTTTTAACCTTTTATATTGTAGCATATTATAGGCATTCACTTTCTCTTTATTCTCTTGAAGATATTTTTTATATTTCCCATTCTCACGGCGTTCCAGGGAATTTCTTTTAGCACAGGCAACACAAGGTTTCTGGCCAGAAGAATATCTCTCGGTTCCGCCGCAAGTTCTACAGGGTTTCCCAGTAAAAATAGGCATTCTATAATTCAATAAAGTCATTAGTATTTATATAATTATACACTAACTTTACTAATTCCGCAACTTAGAATGAACTGCGTCCTTGATTTGGTTGTATTCGGCATAATTGTCCCCGTCAATCCTATTGCTATCATCAAACACTTCAGAATAACCAGACCTCTCAAGAATCTTATTCTTAATTTCTAATTGACGCTTTTCTCTTTGTATGCGTCGGAGAAATGCATAATGTATAATCTGCGTAAAGTAAGCAAAAGGATTTTGGGATTTCTCAGGATTAAAATTATGTATATATTGAACGCAATTTTCGATTCCATCTGAGATCATGTCCTCCTTGAACATGTAGTTAACAAAATTTGGTTTAAATGATAAATGATTTGCAATCTTTAAAAAACACTCTCCAATATATCTTGGGATAGGAGGCTTCGGTTTGTCCTGCAGTACAGCAATCTCCTTATCTTCACGATACTTAATCAATGCGGCCAAGAACTCCTTATTATTAACATAATGTTCTGACCTTTTTCTTTTAGCCATGGTTCCTGGTTTTATCATAAGTCATTATCACTTCTATGTAGATAGTATAACATTTATACCTACACTTGACAAGTTCTAAAAACCAAGTAGAATAACTTTGTCAGGGTTAATCGGGTTAGCTTTTAGTATTATTATTCTTAAAGATCTTCTCTAATATTTCTTTAGTATCATCAACCTTACCTAGATATCCCATTTTTCTACTCATTAGTGGTTGATTATTCTTTTCTGCTGATGTATCTCTAACAAATTGTTGATACATCATAATCATTTCCACATCCACTGATTCACTCATCGTTAATATATCATCTAAATTAAAAATAAAAAGATCTTCATTACTTGTTTTTAACCAGGGTTCTACTTTATATCCTACAATTCCACCCTTTGCATTTACTTCACATATTGTAATAGGATTAGAAACCACAAGCATCGTTCTATTATCTTCTTCTGAGGGAGCGACCTTACAGAATATCTCTTCCCCGTTTTTAAATTTTAGTGTTGCGTAAAAATCATCTTCCATATTATTTTCTTAAATGTATTGTGATGATCTCATAATTAAAATTCTCTTCGTTATAAATTTTAATACGTTCAATAAGATGATTTAATGTATAGTTTCGTTTAGACCTATACGTGCAATCATCTGCTATATCATAAAGAATTGCTTTGACTTTGTTAGTTCCTTTTCTAAGTACTCTCCCAATGCTTTGGAGATTTCTAATTCGCGATTTTGACGGTGAGGCAAAGATAACGTTATGGAGATTGCGAATATTAATGCCTGTAGAAAAGGTTCCATAGGATGCGACGATAATAGAGTTTTTTTCATTTTCTGTTATCTCTCGAACAATCTCTCTTTGTTCCGCATCAACTCCACCGTGGACAAAGAATACTTTACGATCATCATTCTTACTTGTATTTATTAAATCATATAGTACCTGTCCGTGTGCTTCTACTCTACTATAAAGTAAAAGACTATTTCCTTTTAAATCTAATGCTAAGTTCTTAAGAAAATTATTTCTTTGTTCATGACTAATTAAATATTCAATCTCATCATTATATGTTTCAAACTTCTGAGGAGGATGTTTCAATACAATACACTGAATATCTAATTGAGCAAGATGCCCCTGCTTCATTAACTCATCAGTCTTTGTTACTTTATATGATGGACCAAACAACCCTTCTAATACCCACTTATGAGTTTGAGTTCCATCAAGTGTTCCAGTAAATCCAAATCTATATTTTGCATGATGCAATTTTGTCATTATAGATATAAGAGACTTACTCTTAAATAAGTGGGCCTCATCCCCTATTACTACATTATAATCTTCAAAGAAAGAAGGTTCTAGTTTATAGACAGACTGCCAGGTTGTAATTGTAACAGGAAACTCATTTGTTTTTTCTTTTCCCGCATAGATACGGTGACAATATGAATCAGAATCCCAACCATAATCTTCAAAGTCCTTATACATCTGCTCTACAAGGGATGTCGTTGGAACAACTAAGAGAATTTTTTGATGCTTCGCTGTATAATATCTTACAAGAGCGTAAATCATCAAAGATTTGCCTGAGGCAGTGGGTGATATCAATAATTTTCTATTGTGCCTTAGAGCATCATAAACACCTTCTATTTGATAATCCCTCGCCTTCAAATGAGTAATAGATTTTATATAATCCTTTACACCTTCTAATGAGACAGACTCATTAATTTCAAATGGAGCTCCATAATATTCGTTGTTCTCAAAGCACCAGGTATAATCGTGCCTATTACAAAAGGCAATAATCTTATCAAGTAATCCAATATATATTCTCTTCGTTCTTAAATCAAACAAATGTATTTCGCCATTCCAATGCTTATTCCTATACTGGGGCATGAACTTTGCACCCTCAGGAATAAAAGTGAAATGGTCTCGAAGTTCATACTGGATATGCGGATCCGCCTTTACCTGTAAGAATACTTCGTTCGCCTTTCCTATAACAACATCGGTCCTCAATCATTCCATAGCATCTATGGGTATTTATTAAGTATTGTCAACCCATCCCAGAATTAAATCATAAACCTTGGATAAAATGCCCTCAAATAAGACAAGCAAAGAATTCAAAGCTCTACTTGTTGGGCATGGGCTACCAGATTACGAATCGATAACACCAGAGTCAATTGAGCAAGAAATCCCTCTTCTTCTTGAACACCTCAATAAGGAATTAACTACAATAGAAATCAATCTAGATAAAGTATTAACAAACAATGAAAAGTTAACTTGGGAAGGAGTAATGACTCCTCTTCATCAGCTAAACGAAAGTCTTAGATGGAGCTGGGGAGTTGTTTCCCATCTTAATGGAGTTTGTAACACAAAAGAACTAAGAAAAGTTCATTCCTACCAACAACCAGAGGTAGTGCGTTTTACCAATAGGCTTGGTCAAAGCAACATTATTTATAAAGCACTTAATCAATTAAAGAATCAAAATAACAGCAACCTAAACCCAACTCAAATAAGAATTCTTCAGGCTGAGCTTCTTTCAATGGCTCACCGTGGGGTCGGCTTAGAGGGGACAGTCCAAGCTGACTTCAACTCAACCAGCGAGAAGCTTGCAAAGCTAAGTACCAGTTTCAGCAACAACCTCCTTGATGCAACACAACAGTGGAGCCTGCTGCTAACCAAAAAATCAGAAATAGACGGGTTACCAATGCGAACCCTTGCTGCACTCGCTCAATCAGCACATGAATCCGGCGACCTCTACAAAAACAAGGAATCACCCACAGCCGAGACAGGTCCTTGGCGACTAAAACTAGACATGCCAAGTTATATCCCATTCATGACTCATGCCAAGAACCGAACACTAAGAGAAATTGTTTATAAAGCCCACATAAGGAAAGCCAGCGAAGGCAAGCAAAACAACAACCCACTCATAGAAGAAATACTTGTCTTAAGGACAAAGCAAGCAAAACTATTGGGTTACCAAAACTGGGCGGATCTAAGTCTGGCAAGCAAGATGGCAGAGGGAGTAACAGCTGTCGAAGATATGCTTGAAGAATTAAGATCATCTGCACTAGTAGCTGCAAAGAAAGAGCTTGCTGATCTAAGTAGCTATGCAAAGAAAGCTAGCGATGGGAAGATTTCTGGAATTGCGCCCTGGGATCTGAGCTTCTGGTCAGAAAGACTTCGACAAAAGAAATTCAACTTAAACCTTGAAAAGCTACGTCCATGGTTCCCCATGCCAAAAGTCCTAGATGGACTTTTTAATTTATGCGGTCGACTATTTAGTATTTCAATTGTTCCAGCCAATTCAGGGGCCCCCAAGTGGCATCCTGATGTTCATTTTTTCAAGGTGCGCGACCAGAGTGGAAAAGATCTAGCCGCTTTCTACTTAGATCCCTATAGCAGACCATCCAGCAAGCGAGGTGGTGCATGGATGGATGAATGCTTGTGTCGAGACATGACGACACAAGGTAGTGAAATACTTCCAGTTGCCTACCTGGTCTGCAATCAAAGCCCACCAATTGGCAACTCACCAAGCTTAATGAGCTTCGAAGAAGTAGAAACCTTATTCCACGAATTCGGACATGGTCTCCAACATATGCTGACAACTATCGACTACCCCCAAGCGGCAGGGATAAACAATGTCGAGTGGGATGCTGTAGAACTTCCTAGCCAATTCATGGAAAACTGGTGCCTTGACCAAAAAACTCTTTTTGGAATGGCGCGTCACTGGGAAACCGGCGAGACTCTTCCAGAAGACGAGTTTGCAAAATTACGCCAAAGTCGCAATTTCAATTCTGGACTATCAACATTACGTCAAATTCATTTTGCACTGACAGATCTGAGATTACACAGCCAATGGAGCCCACAATTGGGACTCAGTCCGGATCAATTGCGTCGTGAAATAGCAAAAGATACTACTGTCATTCCACTAATTCAAGAAGATCAATTTCTTTGTTCTTTTAGTCACATTTTTGCAGGAGGATATGCCGCAGGCTACTACTCATACAAATGGGCAGAAGTTCTAAGTGCAGATGCTTTTTCCGCCTTTGAAGAATCTGATCTAAATAATGAGCAAGAAATCAAAGAGAAAGGGACGCTCTTTAGAAATACTATTTTAAGCCTTGGAGGTAGCAAGCCTCCCTCCGAAGTATTTGAGTTATTCAGAGGGCGGCCACCAAAAACTGACGCACTCATCAAGCACTCGCTACAATCTTTTACCCCATTGCGACACAGCACTAACAGTTACATTAAAGTGTTTTGCAGCAGCAGTCATTGAAGAAAATACTTTACCTCTATACTCAACCTTCTTTACTCCCAAACCTTTACCTGCTCCCTTTAATCCTTTATTCCATATGGGCCAAGGGTTCTCTTCTCTTCTTTTTTTATGCCCGTCTCTTGTTGCCTGACTTATTCCTTTATTAGATTGGCGAATTAATTCTTTTGTTTCTTCTGTGTGTTTCTCACCTAAGCGATTCCAGACCGGAGATATAATAGGCGTATCATCTACATCAATCCACTCTGGGCCATCGCAATTAAATATCTCATTCAGATTAGAGCAATCCATTATTCTTTTAGTAGGGGTATTATTATTTAGGTGTGGGACTTACTCAATCAAATACCCCTACCCGATTGATGCCCACACTTACCCCATTCCACTCATAAACTTTTGGTAGTCAATCGCATTTTTTATCATAAATGTCCTATTCTGAACTACTTTTAATATACTTTCTAAGTATACTAACATAGTATCGTAGTAGTCAATCTTTAAAGAACAATTAGATAATTTTTCATCAGCATCCAAGTATTTGGACATCGTGTCTTTATCCCTAATCTTTTTACCAAAGGGATTTTCTACATATACTTCTGGGTCCGCTTTTCCTGAGAAATATTCATATCTCTCGTGACGGATATTTTTCCTTTGCTGTTCTGCTCTCTTTCTTAAAAGGAATATCTTATTGTAAATGTCAAAATACTTCGCATGAAGACATGGTATATTCAAGGATTCATCATGTAGATTATCTTTATCTATTATCGAATCTTTTTCCCACATCTTCTGGAGGTCATCCAGATCAATCATAAATCATTGCCACTAATATCAGTTATGTCGTAGATAGTATACTTGAAACCTACCTCTGCTGTAAAGAAGTTTACATCTGTCTCTGTAGCATCAAAGTTAAGAGTTGTCAAAGAGTAAGGCCACAGATCACTAAAAACTACTTTAAAGATAGGATTTTGATTACTGCCCAATACAGTAAGAGTTCCATCAGAATAGATATCCATTCCACGAGATTTTGACATATCAACATCTCTCTTCTCATCTTGAAGATCATATATTTCTTCTAATGAGTTAGGAAATCCCAATCCCCTTATCCAATTTTGCAACTCCATATAATTTTTTAAATCTTCATCTACCAAAAATCTAATATTAAAATCATCAAATATAATCTTATCTCCAGGAGTTGGAATATCTTTTAGATAAGTAGGTTGAGTTGCTTCTCCTAATGTAATACCTGGAAGGTTGGCTGCATTACTAAAAAAAGCAACCTTGGGAGATCGATTTAATACTAATCTAAATCCAGTAGGCGCAAGAAAATTTCTATTCTTTATTTGCCTCTGATATGCATTTGCTACTTGGGCCATTAGTTCACGCAGGTCTCCTTATATATTTATAGGTGCGGAGTCATAAGGTGATGCAAAACCTTCTGTCCAACTGGTAACATTACCAGCACATACTATTCTATTATCACATTTATTCTTAGGAACTTCATGCAATACCTGTGCATCAAATATTACAACTTTTCCTTCTTCTGCTTTTATTCTCTTACCACTTGTAGGAAAAACTAAAGGGGAAGCACCTTTTGGACAATTGACAAAATAAGCAAATCCCCATGTATGAGGTCTATGATGATGTTTTTGAGTATAATCTCCTTTATTATATCTTGCCAACCAAACTCCTACCCGTCTTTTAATATACTTATCATCAGGTGACCAACCTTGAATGCTCTTATCATATCGATATTCGTTTAGAATCCAACCTACCAATTTCTGCACATTAGTAGAATGTTCATATATCTGAGATGTTCTTTTACCATGAACATTTGTAAATCCACTACTAGGATGAGATTCTAATAAAGATTCAGCATCCTTTAAGAGTCTCTTATTTAAAGATTCTGCATAAGGATATTTTCTTATAATAAGGTTATGGTACTCTTTAACTCTCATTCATCAATTATAGCATAATATTAAGAACTCGTCAAGATACTAAATATGTTTTTAAACTGGAAGTTCAAC